TTATAGCTTAATTTTGCGTATAGCGCAAGTTATCCCTACAGAAATGTGTGATTTTTGACAGCGCTTAAGTGGCTATCGAAACTTCGGGCTTGGAATCGTTTACTTTAATTTGAATAGTATCTGCTTCAAATTCTTTGGCAATAATCTTGGTAACGATCTCCTGAATTTTTTTGTCAATATATCCCATATTCAAAGTATATTTACCTTCCTTCAGGTGCTCCTGTTGCCATTCTAACTCCAAGGACTTCTTCGTAATGTATAGGTCTTGAGTCATTGATAACCTCCTCATAAGTTATCCATTTAAGATGTTTTCCTGAGAATCCATCTTTCTCCAGTTTTACCTCATTTTGTCCTAGTTTGTCAAGGATTGCTTTTTCAATACCTTCTTTAGTATCTTCGGCCATAACATTAAAATCACCGTAATAGCCATAAGCACGGATCTGTATTCGGAAGTTTTTCATAGTAGTTTATTACTTTATAGTTGAAATGAGGCGGCTTTATGGCCGCCTCATCTCTGATTTTATTACGTACCTTCTACGCCAAATATACCTCTAGGATCGGATACTCCAAATGAGTATCTTTCTCTAGCTTTATATCTAACATTTCCAGTGTCGAAGTCACCTTCCATTGCGGTATTCAGGGGCGCTCTAACGAACATTTTCATGCCGTTAGGAACGTCAGTGATAAGATACCAAGAATCATTGTCAGTTAGGTAATTATTCACTCGATATCCTTGAGGAATCATACCCATTGAGTTGATTGCATTGATGTCATTATCAGCTGTTCCAGTTCTACCTTGAGATTTTGTTAATCTCTCTGCATTGAATTGGTTTTCTGGTGGAATAATCATTTTGACACCTTTAGCCGCGATTAAAAGTCCACGTTCGTCAGTCATCTCTCCGATATCAATCAAAGATTGTTCTAGCGACGTTTCATTTAAGTCAGCTTGTGTGTCTAATGTATTCGAGAAAACACCATTCAACGTTGGATGCGAAGTACTAAATAATGAAACACCATCACCTGAATCATAACCATCAGTCGTTGGTAGACCGTTGATTAGAGGGTTGACAGCTTTCACCTGTTTAGCGTTCGCCATGGAACGAGCCAAAGCTTTCGTATAACGAGAAGCTAGTCTATCGTAGAGATTATCTTCGATAGCTTCTTCTGTGATCGCGAAAGCGAGAGCCATAGTTTCATGAGTGTAACGAGCCGTGAATGTTTCCTGTGCTTGGTCAAAAGATATTCCTTGACCTTCAGGTTTCACTTGTGCATTTCCAAATCCTGATAACATTACTTCCTCTTCGAAAGCTCTGTCAGAAGATTCGATGTTATAAATTTCAGCATGCTGATTTTCATAACGCTTGTACTCAAGTCCAAATAATGCATTTAGACCTGGTTCTAGTTCTTTCACTAGCTGTGATCGAGATATAGCCATAGTTTAAATACTCCTATTATTTGTTACTTAAAGTGAACAAGTTTGCACGAGCTGAGCCTACAACAATCACATTACATCCAACCGCTGAAACATCGTTGTTTTCAGGGTCTTCAGCTGATCTGAGGATTCTCCATTGTCGGCCGTCATTATCGGTACCTTGAATGTCGAGAGTTACCACAGATTGTCCCGATTTAGCATCGGAAAGTGTGTTATTGTTAGGATTCATTCGCTGGCCTGTGTATGCAATTGTTACCGCTGCATCCGCTTTACAAAGATATTCTTGAAAAGGGTTGTCGTTAACAAAAGCAAAACCATCGGTACTGTTAGCATCCGTATTTGGATTCGCAGCAAAAGTAGTACTCGCTGCTACATTGTTTGCCCAAGTTGGTTTGTTTGTAGTGTTCGCAATATAAAATGCGCCATTAAAAACTCCAATTAGGGCTGGTGATGCGACCGGGGAAGCATCAATATCGTAAGATGCGCCTCCCACTGAGCCGTCGTCACAAGTAGCAGGAGATGCGTCTTGTACGTACCCTTCATCTCCAGAAGAATTCTGAAGAGAAATTGGGTCATTTTGTACAATCGCTATACCTAAGCCGGTTTTTATTTTGTACTTTGATTCCCCAGATGTAGCCGGTGTATTACCGAGATTCATCACAGGGACAAAGCCAAAACCAGTTGTCGAAGCGTTAGCCATATTGTTCTCCTTTGTTCATAGTTTGACCTATGAACGGTTTAAAAAATTCAGTGATAGGGAATTAGTTGTTATCCCGAGAAAACTAAGTTTTCTTTGTACCACCGAAGGTTACACGAGACTGCCTGTCAATATTGATAGGCATACTCTTGTGTTGCTCCCTCATTAGATCGTGTTCGATTGCTTCGTCCATCCCATCCGTACGTTTTTTAATGTACGCTGTTCTGGCTGCGGCGATCTCTTCAGGTACCTTTGCAAGCAAAAGGCCACCAACCCCAATTACCCCCTTGTATTTTCCAGTGTCTAACACTGGGTAATCAGAAGAGTTCTCGACTTCTTCGGCTCTAACTAATTCATAGCCAGATCGTAATCTGCCTTGAATATTTTTAGAATCGTCGTAGCCCATAGATTCTGCTCTGATCCATCTGTACCTGAATCCATCAGGCGCAGGGGGTGCATCTAGAGAAGATGGAGGAACCCACACTTTTGGTCTTTCAGTCTTTGACCGTGTTTGGCTCGCACGAGAAGTTTTTTCTTTTTCTTTGTCCATACGCTATACCTCCTTCGTGAGTTGTCTTAATTGTTTTGCGTAGTCTTCGAGTGGCACACCTAATTTTTTCGCAATAGCGACTTGTGAAGGTGTGAGTTTCACAGTTTGGCGACCAGGTTTTACGCTTCTAGTTGCAGAAGCCACCGACTGAACGGGCCTAGTCGTTTGTATAGTTTCACTTTTATCAAATTTATGCGGAAAGTCAACACGTATTCTTTTGTCAATCTCCGTATAATACTCTCCAGACTTTGGATCTATACCTTCAGCCATTAAATCCTTATGGTGTTCAAAAGCAGTGAACGTCATGGGTCGGTCTTGACCGAACCATCGATTTTTCCCTGCCCATTCCTCCGCTTCAGGATCAGCTGGTGGTTGATAAGGTAATCTCCTTGGTGTGTCTGTAGGTAATTTACCACCGTCAGATAGTTTAACGTCTTCTTCTCTACCTTCTTTTTGTTGCTGCATTTTCGCATTCTCAAACGCCAATGTAGCAATTCGCTTGTTAGCATCAACTTGAGCTTTTGCATCACCTGCTTCGATAGCCAGCGACAATTCTTTTTGCGCAGCTTCCATGCCAGTGGTTACATTAGTCTCAAATCGTTTCCAATAATCAGTGTCTAGTTTTTTAAACCTCTTTTGATTGTCAGATTTCTCGAGTTCTAAAGCTCGTGCGTATTCGGTCGCAGCATCCTTTTGTCGTTCTGCTTCACGCATTTTTCGAGTCAGCTTGGCAATACGGTTTTGTACTCCCTTGCTATACTCTTCGAGTTTAGTGTCGTCCTTCGGCGCGTCTTCTTTTTTTTCCTGTACGGGTTCTTGGTCCGTGGTCCCTGGTTCTTTCTCCTCGGTTAACGTAACCGTTGCTTCTTTTTCCTTCGCGTCGACAACGGATTCATCCTTGTCCTCAGGCACAATTACCTCGGCCCCCGGACCAGACGTATCGATATCAACAGTCTTTACTTTTTTGTCTAATGACTCTGTAAATTTTTTGTCATCAGTGTTTTCAGTTGGCATAGTTTCCTCCTATGTTAAAATGCATGCAGTATATCCTCTGGATCCTGCACGGTTGCCAAAATTTCGTCATCATTAAGAAGACGAATCTCCCCACCTTCGATGTGTATACGTGATCCCGCGTAACGCGCGAAAACCACCCAATCATTGACCTTGCACCACGGACCATGCGGATATCTATCTTTATCCAAATAACACGCCGGCCCCATAGCTAACACGAGTCCACATTGAGACGCCACTTGTTGACGTTCAATGGCACTTTCTGCAAGAACAACTCCCCCTTTTGTTTTATCACCCATTTTGAATGGTAAAACAATAATTCTCCAACCTGTAGGTTTTGGTAATTTTGCTGTTTGATTTTTGTATTTTTCTTCTAGAGCAAATTTAGGTTTTTGGTCTAGTGGTTGAGTTCCCTTTTGGTTTTGGGATGTCAACGATGTTGCGTTTGTCATTCGGCTCCTTTTCATCAAGCAGGTTAGAGATTTCCTGTTTCACTGATTCCAGTGCATTAATTTGTCCAGTAATATATTTATAAGTTTCCATATTGTCAACCCCACCAGAAGTAACAGAGATTGCCAGTTGTTGTACGCGTCGCTCCAAACCTCGACGAAGTTTATATATTAGATTTTCTAGATCCATTAATTATTTCTCCATAATACTTCTTTAAACTGTTATTTCCAACCTTAACTCCACCTAAATCTCCAAAGACATAACTTCCGTTATAGCCCTCAGTGACTCCTTCAGGTTTTGTTAATTTGGTAAAAAAATTATTTTTAAATTTTGATTTAATTCGTGTTGCCATTAGCCTTCAGCTTTTCGTTCTCGACCCATTTTCTTAAATGTCTTTGCTAAATTGTAACGTCTAGAACCTGGAGGACATGTTTTACTTCCAAACTTTTTACCTGTGCAAGGTTTGGTTTTTACCATTCCCTTAGTAGCTTTTTGAATCCATTTACCGTTGCCACCTTCTTTAAGGCCAATTCTTCCGCCTTCTTTTTTGAATAAACCTTTTTGTAAACCTGGATCAATCTTCTCCCACTCATCAGCAAAAATAATCTTTGAATGACCACCAGATTTTCGAGCTTTTTTTCTCAATTCTTCTCTTCTCTCTTTTTCACTTTTTCTAAGCTGAGGTGGTTTTTGTTGTGGCCATGTACGAGGTTTCCATTTGTCTTTCC